GAGGATATGACCTTCTCAAGCGAGCCTTGCGTAATCTTTCCATTCGGACCCAGCGCGGCTGTGGCCGTGTCAACGAGCTCATTGATCCCAGCTTCAGTATCTTGCGCTAAAATTTGTTGCTGAATATTCGTTACGAACTGTGCGTCATCGACAGGCGCATCACCGCCGCGCACCAGCTTAATCAAGGCGTCTGCTGCCGGCTGCCGGATCTCTCCAAAAGTCAGTGCCTCACTGATATCAAGCTCTGTCGGCATAGCTTGGATCTGAGCATCTGTGGCGTTCTCCATACTGCCGGCCCGGAACCTCGCAAAAAAGTCACGTTCAGTTGTTTCTTGTCTCTTTTTAAGGTCTTTCGCGGTTTTAGTTTCTGCTTTCTCAGCTGCAGTGACAGCGCGCCTAAATAATTTGTCTGATAGTGATGTTGCTTTTGCTGTCAGGCTGGTGCGTGTTTCAGCGTCCAGGCCTTCATATTCCTTGGGATCAAGCAGTTTTAGAATGACTTGATCAGCCAGCTCGGCGTTACCAGACAGGGCAGCTGAGTTGAGCTCAGAATTGACTTGTGTCTGCGCGATATCACTGCCGGCAGATTTTCTGTTTTTTAACGCTGTTTGCTCATCGATAAGGCCCAGCTGGGCCATGTAATCATAAAGGCCCACGCCTTGTTTGTTGTAGTTTTCAAACAGCTCTATGTTTGCAGCGTTTACCTCACTGGGGCTGCCAATAGCTGCCCTTTCCTTCAAACCGTCTGCTGTCGCGTAAAATTTTGCTATGTTGCGGTCAATCAAGTTGTTACGCGCTATTTTCATAAAACCCAGGCGGCTGCTCTCGTAAATAGTAGAAAACTGGGTCGCTATCTGGCTTTTTACCCGCGGATCTGTAACGCCCTCCATAGCCATCATGCGGATTGGCGCCATGCTGGTATCGAAAAAACTAGACGCCTGGCCGTTAGTCTCAAAAACTCTGTTTTGATTGTCGGGGTCTAAAACAAAATCTTGGACTGCCTTGGTTGCCTGCGCCACCCGCCCGGCAACCTGGCCGGCTCGTTCTGCCTTTTTTTCTGCTTCATAGAATGATGCACTGATCCTAAAGGCTGTGTCACCCAGCTGGGCCAAAGCCCTGCCTGGCGCAGCCAAAGCATTTGGATTTGCCTGGACAGTCATTGGCTGAGCGCCAACAGCTGCTGTACGTTGCGTCTGCTGGCTGTATGTAGGAACTCTCATCAGCCTATCGCCTTTACCTGGCCAAAGCCGCTTAGCAAGCTGGAGCCTGCGCTGATGAAGGATGATTTTCTGGCAGCGGAGGCATAAAGATTATTGAGGTTAGCTTGCATCCTTTGTTGCAGCGCGCTCTCTTCTTTTTGCTGCTTGCCGACTTTTGCGTTGTACCGCCGAACCGCGATTTCCTCATCTGCCTCAGCTGCATTAGCCAGGGCCACTTTTAGCGGGGTGCCGCCACTTGCTATCCAGCCATTATATCTTTGTGCCTGCTGCGTTGCCGCTTGGAGCTTTGCAAAGTCGCGCTTGAACCTGACAATCGCGTCCTCGTTCTCCAGGATGAGCTGTTCACCCTCTTGCTCGGCCACAAGCGCATTTCGCTCATTTATCTGCGCGTTGTAGCGGTTAGCCCGTGCTTGGGCTCTGCCTTGTTGCATTGCGCCAACAGCTTTTACTGCGGCGCTGGCAATCATCAAAGGACCAGATGCCATTAGCTCACCCTCGCATATCTAAAATAATCACGACCATCCACGCCGTAGCCGCGCATCAGGCCCTCGTTTTTAAAATCTAAATATTCGGCAAATCTTATTGCTTCATCCCAGTCGGCCCTTACAGCGGCCTGGACGCGGTGCAGCTCATTGGTTTCTATAATGTCATCGAACCTGGCGCGTATAGCTTTGATCACGCCAATAGGCTTTTCTCTGATGCGCCAGCTGCTGACAATCCAGGCCTCGCCAACACCCAGCCATAGTTTTTTGATACCGGCAGAACAGATAACGTGGCCATTATCAAAGGCTGTATAAGCCATGCCGGGCTGATCTAGCCCGCTGCCAAACCCAAAATAGCGCTTATAATCTTCTGGGTTTTGGTCATTGGTGCGCTCTTTAATAATGTGATCAACGTGATCAGTTAAATATGGGACTATGTTCATTAGCTCTCAAATGTCGTTAGGCGCGGATATAGCGCCAGGATGGTAAGTGGCAGGGGCTGGTCTTGCTGGACAACAATGCTGGCCTCGGTCTCATACCCTCCCCTAAACTCTATTTCTTTATCGCCCGTAAATAATGGCGTGGCAGTATCCATGACGTTTGCACTAGATCTGAAAGGCACGATATCAAGCTCATTCTCGCTGCTTCCTATCTTTGCCCCCACAGACCTATACAGACGCATGGTGACGCCGTGTACGCGCTTTATACGGCCCTGGGCGGTGCCTTCAGTGTCGCCGGCCTCTAGGCGCATGGTTTCCATCGTAGAGGTGTAGTTAAGGCCTATATGAGCGACCTCAGCTGCGCGCTCTAGCGTTATGGAGCCAGAGCTTACAGTTTTGTCTGGGTGCGTGGCGCCATCTGCCAGGATGCTGACTGTCTCGCCCTCTAGGTGCGTCAGACCGCTGATTGTTGTGGCAGCTGCGCCGGAGTAGGTCAGGCCGCAATCAACAAAATAGGCATCATTTACATCCGAGCCAAAATCATAGTTAGAAAAATACTCGACATGGCGCACAGTGCTGCCATTTATGTAGCGCTGCACGATGACATAGATGTCATCCTCATCCAAATCGCCCGGCACCGTGGCAATACTCTCAACCTTGGCATGGGTCAGGATTTTATCGGTTTGCTCAGTGGCTGGCGCAGATGTCAGCGCAACAATGTCATTGGTAAAATCTAGCGAGCTTGCAACCCGGAACTCATTGTCAGAGATCTTTTGTACAAAATATCTGGTGTTCTCTGCCAGGCCGCCAATAGCCGTGCCAGGTGTTTCATAAAAGATGAGATCGCCTGTTTTAAGGCCATGTGATGCCGAGTAGATATTAGAGTTAGCGATATTGACGCCCTGGAAAAACTGCTGCGTGGTGTCACTGCCTGGCGCAGAGTACAGCGTGATTGCCGTGCCGGCAGAGGCATTTGCTGCGCTGGATGCCAGGCTGATGGTATTGCTATCCACACTTATAACAAAATAGACGCTCTCATTATCAAGGCCCGTGATCGAATTGGTGCTGGCGTTATAGTAAATTGGATCGCCGGTTGTCAGGCCGTGGCTAGACAGCGTGATGCGATTATTGCTTGTGTTTACCGTGGTGCTGTTAGCCGTAAAGCTAATGCTTTGCACAATGATTGTTTTGCCGGTATCTGATTTGCCGCCAAAAAGGTGCTTATGAAAAGCAATCACGTTCTCTTCGCGCCGGTATGTCATGCCGACCAGTCGGCCATCATCTAGAACCAGCCAGACCACATTGTCCGGCTCTTGCTGGTGCGCTATCTCAACAATGCCGCTATCTGTTATGTGTTCTGCCAGTATCGTTAGATCAGGCGCCTGATATGAATCCGTATCGAAATTGTAGACCAGCTCGCGGATTTTACGCTTGGCGCGCTGCACAAAGAGCGTGACGTTACCGACTTGCACTGGCTGGATGTTGGCAGAGCCATATGAGGCCTGGCGCTTGATTTGTGCGTTAGTCGGGCTGAGCGGCTCCGGGCCGCCTGATGCAGTAACCGCGAACTCACCGCCAGACGTGCCGACAATAAGCGCCCTACTTGATGATAGGTAGCGGATGACGTTGACCTGGTTAGATCCAATGGTATAGATCAGCGCATCGTCAGCATCGATGCCATCAGCGAAATCCTCAAAGTCACCGGCCACACTAAAGAATATTGTTTGGGGCTGCGCCGTTGTATTGGCAAAGGTCAGCCGTTCCTCATAAAACGCGACAGCTGCCGGAAAGCCTGTTGTGACCGAGAAAGCACCCAAGGCAAAATCTGTGTCGGCCTCTAGGTCACCGGCTATGGTAATGCTTTGGCCTGCGCTCTCATCGGTTACATCAACAGATGGCGCAAAAAGCATTGTGTCCTCGGTGACCTGGACAAGCAAAATAGCGGCCTGATTGTTTCCGCTAGTGCCGGCCCCGGTGGTCGTGACCTTCATGCCTTTCTTGAAGCCTTCTTTTACAAAATTACCAGCGGTATCTGTGATGCGGTCATTATGCTCCAGGCCCGTGGCTGATGGGTCGCCTTCGTGAAATGCCAGTGTGGTGGCTGTCATTGACGGCATCAGCTCACTTCTGCGCTCGACATTTTCCTGCACAGTTGCTGTGACCACAGTGGCTGAGGTAAAGGCAGTGATTTTGGCAAAGCCATCATGCAGCCTGATTATCCGGCCAACATCAGTACTGACAAACAAACTAGCCGAGGCTGTGACTGTTACGCTGCCTGTTCTGCCATTCGCCAGAAGCGTTGTGTCTGTGATGTTGTCATCCTGCATTGGACCCCGGCGAAAATCCACCTGGGTAAATGTCCAGGCAGTGTCGCTGGTGCGGGTGATCTTATAGACCGGGTGGCTGGGATGTACGATGTACATCACGTCAGCTGACTGCACATATTTTAGATCTGGCAGCTGCGCCGTTGTATAGACTGTCGTGACCTCCACCGGGCTACCACTGGACACAACTGTGCCGCCATCCTTGTGGATTCTAAAATACTCATTGCCAAATTCCAAGGCGTAAGTCTGTTCGACATTGAACTCAAAAGGTATCAGCCTGGTTTTTGCGGATGCTGTTTTGACAGCGCGCACAAAGATAGTGCCTGGCCGCCGTGAGGCACCACCATGAGGATGCACCGTAAAATTCTCTAGTTTCCTGCTGCCCTGGAAATATTTGACAATGTCGGTGCGGCCATCCAGGCGCGGCGAGAGCTCACCGGCTGTAAAGTTATTCAGGGCTGGGCTGGCTTTTGTCATTAATATCTGGATCTGATAAAGGTATCAGCCTCAAGCGAGCCGGCAGCTGCAACGCTTGTGACGCTGGCCGGAGTGCCTTCTGTTGCATCGACAAAGCGCGCCTCTGATAGCTTGGATGTATAGAGCTGGTTCAGCGTCTGTGTCAGCGTGGATGAGCCAACAATGTTGTAGCTCACGTCAGCTGCCAGGGCTGTGGCTATGGTCTCTGTCAGCAGCGTGTCATATTGCTGTGGGTCAGTGATTCGCCCTACATACACCAGGTTCACAACAGCCTCGTCTGTCAGGATCTTGCGGCCCTCGACCCGGTAGATAATGTCGTGAAAATCAAGATGTAGGACGCGCAAGCAAAATGGGTCTGTCGGCAATGTAAATGCGTATGCGAACTCAAAGGCTGGGGCATCGCTGTCAGCTGCTAGTTTTTTGCGTGTGATCAGGCTGTTCCAGGGATGGGCTCTGAACACCATGTCCCGGACAAATTCATAGCGCTGGTTTAAGACACGCGCCGCCTTGCTGTCCTCGGTCAAAGCAGTAATGTTTGCTGCCCCGATCTGGTTCAGTGCGCTGTTACAGATATCAACAACAGATGCCATGAGTTTCCCTCAAAGAAACGGCCAGCCCATCTCTGAGCTGGCCTATCTCGGTTAGTTTACAACGTAAACGATGTTGAACGACATGGTGCCGGCAGTGCCACCAGTTGCGTTGAAAGTCACCGCAACATAGTAGTAATCACCGGGATCAGTCGAATCACCAGCAAGCTCATATACTCTCTGGCCGGCAGTGTTTATGTCTGCCGCCTCAAAGCGTACATCAGCCATTGCAGCTGCATCGGCCACTGAGGATGCAAAGACATCTTCGTCTTTCACAGTCCCGTCAGGCAGATACAAACCTACGTTGAAAGTGCATGACCCGCCGAATGTATCGGTGCCGATAAACAGCTGCGGGATCGTTGCATGGCTTGGTATTGGCGCCAGCATGACAATGTCATTGTCGGTGCTATCACCAGCAACAAGCTCGATTGTGCCTTGAGCAACGCGGAGCTCACCGCCAAGCAGTGCCGCATTGTTAAACACCTGTGGGCTGGCTTCAAAGTTAGCAACCAGATCTGAGTTTTTAGTTGTCATAACAGGCCCCCCTATGCGCTCTCATCGCAATCGATTTGAACGACCTTTTCCTCTTCCATCCGGGTCGCGCCGAACTGGGCGCAATAGTAAACCTGGGTAGAATAGGATTTGTCAGATCTTTCATCGATACGACTGGTTACGTCTTTACCCACCGCCAGTTTGAGGCCGTCCTCGGCCCAGGCAAAGCAGGTGCGAATGTTGCCAGATTTGGCAAGGCGAGTGGTCACATGGAACTGGAATCCCATGAATGTGTTGATCTCACCCTGTACCAAGGCTTTGACTGTATTAAAGTCAGAGCTTGTGACAGAGGTGGTGTTCAACAACGCCTCAATTTGGTCTGGCCCCAGGGCAATGTGCCTGGGTATTGATGGATCAACTGAACCAAGGTCAAGGATCTTCTTGGCCTCAATCAGCTTAGCCACGCTCATATCAGCTGAGCCATTGGCTATCTGGTTAGCAGCAAGCATTGTTGTGCTTGACGCTCCAGCTTTGCCGGTCAGTGACGTTCCTGTGGCTGCCGCAATGATGGCATCGTCCATCGCCCGGCCCATAGCAGCCGCTGCCGCACGGGCATAGGTGCTTGTTGGGTCGATAAGCATTTGAACTTTGTCAGCATCATCGATTAGGTCTGCCCATTCATACGCATCCATAGTCACCATCCGGCGGCTATGTGGGGTATCAACCATCGGGGTATCCTGATGGCGTGATGTGCGTTTTACCGCTGCAGCTGCACCGACCTGGTCGAAAAAGGCTTTCTCGCCAGTCACTGATTCCTCAGACACGCCGCCCCGTAGGATGGAGCCGGTCTGCTGAGAAAGCAGCTGAACATTAGTGCTAAACTGCTGGGAAAACGCGGTTGTGATTTGAGTGCTCATAGCACCCTCCTTTCACTAAGCGTTTACAAAAAATCGCTACCCAACAGTGTGTCGGACGAAAGGTTTTGCAGTTACAGTTGCGCTGACCGGGGCTATGCAGCTTGTCCGGGTTTCTTACTCTGGGGCTTTGCCAGCTGGGCCTGGGGCTTATCAACTGGCAGGATGACCCATTGTAAATTCTTTTCTGCTTGCTCTAGAGGATTGGCTATTATCGCAGCTGAGCCTGTTTCCAGGGTCATCCGCAGCACCTCCAGGCGCAGCATTGCATCATCATTCGGCAAGGGAGAGCTCCCTTAATCTAAAAACCTCCTGGACAGTCCAGTCATGCTGTGGGTGCCGCTGGTCCCAGTATGGGCCTTTAGGAGCCATGAGCTGGTCTATTTGTCCCTGCGCCTCGGATGGCGTCAGTGATCCGCTAGACTTGATGCCCTCCAGGCTGTCCTCACCAATTTTCGATGCAATAAAATCGCTTATATTAACCATTGTCCTGATGAAATCAGGGTGATCCCCCACCGTGCTGCCATCAGCCAACACAAGCTCTGATAGCGAGCTATGCTGGTATGATTCGCCGTTCTCAGCGTAGGCAGTCACCATAGTTTCATCTGGTGCAAACTGTGTAACAACACCAGCTGCAGCGCTTGCCTTGTCCTCAAAGGCGGCGCCATATTCCTTTTTTAGCTGGGTTACGACTTGTTCCTGGCTAAATTCTGGCGCTGGCGCTTCATCCAGGCCAACCTCGGCTGCATAGGCATTATATTCGTTAAGAAGATTTTGCGCCTGCCCTGGCGTTAGGCCGGTTTTGTGGGCCACGCCTTTGAACCAGCCAAGCATCTCTTCATTGGCCTCTATGCCTTCGCCTGGCTCGTTTGTGAGCTCGTAACCCTCTGCGCTTTCTGGCCGGCCTAATTTATCCCAGACCGGGTTCCAGTCATCCTCTGTCGCAAATTTGCCCGGTATGGCTATCTTATCCGCGCCAATCATCGACTGCGCGTGGACAAAGCCCTTAGCCAGGCCGCCTACATCCTTTATTGTTGAAAGTGATTTATGGTCCCTGATGTCCTCAGGAATCGCTGAGCGCCAGTCCTCTGACACAGACGGGGCTACCTCAGCTGAGACCTCCGCTACCTGTTCTTCACTCATTGTCAATCATATCCTCTATCTGTTTACGATCTCGCAGCATTGATTTGATAAAAAGCACTACCGTGCGCTGCCCTTCGCGGTAGGCTGTCTCGTATGGATCTGGTGAAAAGGTTGAACTATTTTCACAAAATCTCACGCCCAGATCCTCTAATAGTTGCTCGCCTTGATCTGACGTGAACACTTGCTTGTAGAGTGCTATAGTGTCCTCTGGCGTCATTGCTGGTCACTGACTGCGCGGATGAACGGAGCGCCCTCACCGGCTGCCTGAGCCGCTTGCATGGCCTGCTGCATCTCCATCTGCTGCTGCTGTTCAGCTGCCCTGGTCTGTCGTATCCTGGCAATCTCATCCTGACCCCTGACTGCCGTTGCCGGCACCGAGAGAACCTTGACCAGATGCTTCACAAACCCGTCAGCATCGATGTTGTCCAGGATGCTTGGATCTAGCTGTACCATTGGCTGCATAAGCTCCAGCAGGCGCATGGCAGACTGGATGTCACCCTGGCGCTGCGCCTTGGCCAATGGGCTTACATATTCAATATCTATTGTTGTATCGCGCATGAACTCAGGAGCTGGCCGGAAAACCTTGCGCTCGGTCAATATAGAAAACACCCGGTTGATCAATGGCTGCAGCAGCTCGGCCTGCAGCCTGCCCAGGACGGGGCCAAGCAGGCGCATCTTTTCTTCTGTTCTTTGCACCACCTCGGTTGCCGTCATCTGCGGCCCCTGGCTTAGGATGAGCTGATCGACAAAGAAGGCTGATTGTATGGCTTTGCGGCGCTGCTCTTCCATTTGCAGGCCCAGCGGGTTGTTTGCGCCTATATTGAGCGGCTCCAGGCGGTCCCTGGTGCCTGAGCGGTAGAAATTCAGTCCACCCGGAACAGTGCGGATAGGAAGGATGAACCCATCATCAGGAACGAGCAAGGGAGGATCGACCTGTTTTTGCGCTGCCCGGATGGTTACCTCAGACATCTTGTTGATCATTTTGATGTCTGGTAGGGCGGTCATGGCTGGTGATCTGCCATATCCAATCTCAAAACTGGCCTTGAGGAACCTGGGCGCCATATACGGGAAACTATCAAAGCCCTTTTCGCGCAATGCTGTTTTGGCTTCGGGGTCAAGATATATCGATGCAAAGGCCTTGTTTTCGCTGGTGAGCTTGGTGATATCCCGATCCTGGCGTGGGAACACCGCATGGATCAGGGTCACCAGCTCATAAGGATTCTCGGTGTCTGTCTTTTGTATTTTTTGTGATAGGTTGTCGATGCCGAACTCATTGACCACAGCCCTGGCCGGCATCTGGAACTTGCGAAACACCGTATCGACACGGCCCGTTTCATCTTCTGATATATAACATTCTGCTATATGTCGCGTTGAGAACCTGACATCGAACTCATCATCATCCTCGACAAAGATCACGCCTGTCCCAAATGTAATCAGATCGTGATAGAGCTCATGGATCTGCTCGGCAAAATTAGACCGGGCAAAGGCTGTATACATGGTCTCTTCCACAGACAGCAGATATTCCTTGGCTTCATCATTGCCCTCTAGATCTGGGTCCAGATAGCGCAGGCTAAACCATTTTGTGGACATATTGGTCAACATGCCGTGCAAACTGGCGCTCAGCAGCTCAGCTGCATGGATGGCCGTGCTGTCAAACACAAGCTCGGTGCGCTTGTCGCCCGGTGATCTTTTCTTTGTCACGTCAGCTTTACGCGGCACGACAAAGTCAGCAATTTCCTGCCAATGGCTCTCCCAGGTCTGCCTTTGCGATTGCAGGCTGGAAAACCTTTTTAGCAGGATTACTGCTTGTTCATCGACTGTTGCCATTTATTGTCCTGTCAGTGATTTTTTCTGCACATTTTTGCCTTTGCCGGCATAGGTCTGTGATCCCAAGATAGATCTGCCCTCACCGGCCCGGCCTGGACGCTTGCGCCGCTGTGGCCCAGCTTCCTTGCCCCTGACAACATCGTCAGGATCGCCATCGCCGCTGGTATCTTCTGGCTTTGGTGACCCTGTTGGCGGCGGTGTTGTTGCCGGTGGATCATCAGCTGGCGGGTTATAAACATCTGGTATGGTCGGCTCTGGCCCAGGATCAGCTGGTATTGTTGGCTCAGCCTCAGGGTCAAAGCCGGGCGCGCCAGGCCTTGGCGGTTCTTCCGGGTCTGGCTGATAACCGCCATAGGGAAAGTCACCCGGCTGTGTGGTGTCGGCTATAGAATCATCCGGCATTTCCGGCAGCACCGGCTCTGGCAAGGGTCGCTCCGGCTCTTCTATGTCCGGCACATAACCCTCGTAAGGCATATCTGCGACTGGATCATCTACCGGCGGCCTTGCTTCGATCGGCGGTGTGTCATCGGGTATTACTGGCGGTATATCAACAGGAATGTCTGGCTGAACCGGCTCTGGTATTGGACGCTCTGGCTCTTCTGCATCCGGCACATAGCCGTCATATGGCATATCTGGTGGTATTGTGGGCGGTAATGTAAAGCCCGGATCATCGTCATCGTCATCAATATCGTCATCCGGGAATGTATCCGGGAAATCAATATCAATAGGATCAGGCTGTGGGCCTATCTGGTCTGGCGGCCTTGTCCCTGGGTTATCAGACGGTCTGTCAGGCTCTGGCTCCGGCTCTGGCTTAGGCTCAGGTTTCGGCTCTGGCTCTGGGGCAGGCGGTGGTGATGGTGGCGGTGTTGTTGGAACTCCGGGCGGTTCTGTATTGTCTATTGGGTCTGGAGCGGGGCTATCGCCCCCATCTGATGGACCGCCACCCCCCATTGTTACTTCATCTTCTTTGCGCCGCCCAGGAGCGACTTATACTCAACGCTATCCTCATTAAGGACGCCTTGAGGGCCAGTCACCTGGGTCTTTTTCTTGTTGACCTTTTTCGGGTCTTTTATCTTTGCATCCGTATCAGCTGCAACAGCTGAAGCCGGTACGGCTTTTGCCGGTGGTGGCGGTGGTGGAGGTGGTGGCGGGGCTGACGATTTGCTGCCCCCGAACAATCCAGACATGGTTAAGCTCCTACATATCCAAGTGGGTTATAGTGCGAATCCGCAAATGCTTGCGGGGGTCTATCGGTTGCCCTGGCGTCCTTGATACCAACCGCCAAATAACGAAAAGCATCCGCAGCATGTGACGACCAATCGTGAACAGGGGTATTACGAAAACTTCTAAGTCTTTCATTGTAGGCTCGGTGATACTGTCGTAAGGCTTCGAGCCCCGGTTTTGTGAGCTCTTTATCAAACCAGCAGCGTGGTATAAGCATCTGTGCAGCATGGAGCCCATCCTCGACAGGCAGCTTTGGAACCACCCTAAAATTTATCCCTAGATCCCAGGATACCTCCCGCCGGCTCTTGCCACTGCCCAACTCTCTGACCTCAATGTCATGCGGCGCGTTATGGCTCCCATACAAATATTCTTTTTGCTGCAAAACAGCAGCGTAATGGGGCAAGCCCTCGCCCCTGTTCTCGTAAAAGTCGATCACATGCACAGCCCGGCCAACGCTTTGGGTAAACCAGATCGCCGTGCTATCGCCTATGCCCAGATCCCACCAGGTATCAACCGTGTATGCCGGGTCATATGGCACACTGCTGATGCGCCCCATTTCCTGGATCTGCTGCAGCTCTTTGCCGAAAACAGCACCTGGCACATTAGCCACCCATGAGCACTCAAATTCCTGCTGGTACTGGTCGGCTGACATCATGGACCTGGCAGCATCCAGCTCTTCTGCATCCAATATGCCAGTCTCACTAGCCTTATGGATCGCCGTGTACCAGTCGTCCTGGCTCTCAGCAGCCGTATAAAGCTCATAGAAGGCGTTGTGGCCCTTGGGTGTACCAATGAACAGCGCCTTGCCCTTACGATCGCTCAGCGCCGGCCTGATGATCTCAGGAAACAAACTCTCCGGCATGTCAGCCATCTCATCAAGAACGGCCATATCCAGGTAGATTCCACGGAGTGAATCTGGATTTTCAGCACCTAGCAGCTGTATCCTTGCACCATTGGGCAAGTCACACCGCAGCTCAGTCTCATGGAAGCGAACCATCGGTATCTTGCCGGCGAACTGCTTGAGGTAGTCCCAGGCAACAGCCTTGGCCTGCCGATAGGTCGGCGCTATGTAAGCACAGCGAGGGTTCGTATGCTGGTTAAGCACAGCCTCCCTTAGCAAGTGATTGATAGCCATGACTGTCTTGCCAGCTCGGCGGTGTAGCACGACTACGCCCCAGCGCTTCTCGGATAGCTCAGAGTGGATCTGAGCCTGCAGCGGCCTTGGGGAATAGGGGATTTCGATGTTCATTAGAGACAGGCTCTTGTCAGGGTTTATATACGTTATAGACACAGCGCCCGGTCTTTTGGGGGGCCGGGGGTGGTCGCCAGGAAATCGAGACATTGCAAACGGGTATGTATCCCGCACCCACTTGTAGGCTAGCCGGGCATTACAGAGCGCTGGGTCACAGCTCGGTCACAAGATCAGCTTTGTAAACTAAAATCAGGTTGACATATGCCTCGTGCGCGCGAGCCCTGCCACTGGATGACAGCACTGCACCACTCAACCACTAGCCTGCACGTCAGCATTGCCCCAGCTCAGCGTGATCGTCCCGCTCGTCTGCTTGCTGTCCTCAGCCTTGTCTCTTAGCCCCAGTGGCTGCATCTGCCTTATGTGCTTGTCCTTATGATCTGCCTCTAACCTTCTACGCTGTACCTCAGCCATTGCTAGCTTAGGATCGCTTGGCAACGGTGCCTCGACCAGGTCAATGATCTGGTCACGCATGACCTCACACTGCAATGACCTGGCTGTCCTATAGCTTGTGTAAGCATCCTCATCCTCTTGAACATGGCGCAGCACTGTCCTCCACGATGGCAGCTCACTGTCCTCGTTGCAGATCCTTGTCAGACTGATTCCGTCAGCAATACGCTCACAGATAATCGTCATCTGAGCTTTGGTGATGCGTCTCTTAGCCATTGCCATCCATAAAAGCCCAGCTGCCTGTTGCTCGCATAAAACAACAGACAGCCGGTAAGGTTTCGTTAGGGAAGAAACAATGCGTCAGTCCCTTTACAACAGAGGGTCCAACCATGCAGCGAATGAACCGCAGTTCATTTAACAGCGACATATAGTCGATGCTATCTTTTGCAGTACCAGATTTGGTACATTCGCGTCAATAGTCTTTACGTTTAAAGCATATAATATAACCGTATTAGTGCATCTTTGTATTTTTGCTTAACGATTCTAGGGTCATTTAAGCCCAGTATGACCGCCAGCTTTGTCCAGCGCGGCCCTCGCTGCCTATACGCAGCTGAGGCTGCCACAGCCCACACGAGGCGCCTGTCCTCTTCATCTAGCTTGGTAAGCACCAGGTTCAATGCTGCATCGTAACGGCTAACCTGATCGGGCGTTGCCTTGAGCATTGGCACCTCAAAAGCATTATAGCCATAGGCTGCATAGTCCCTGGGATAGTCAGGCCACCCGGACATTTTCTGTTTACGCATTGCAGCTGGCAGCTTGCGCTCTGTCTCAGCTGCTTCCATGAAGAGCTCGTCAAGCTCAGCTATTGTTAGCCTGCTTAACTGCATTGAGCTTGTCCTGCATGTCATTGAGCCAGTCTTGGCGTTCCAGCGGCGCTAATGCGCTGACCTGGTTCTGCAATTCCATGTAACGATCAGAGCCATACATGGGCCTGAGCCTCTTAAAAACCCTGCGCTGAAGCTCATCAAGCGGCGATAGCTTAGCTCTGGCTATAGCTGAGCTATAAGCATAGCTTGTTTGCTTGGCAGTGCTTTTCAGTAAGTTATTTATTATTGGGTTGTCGCTGAGCTTTGTTTGCTGAGCTCTGGGTAGCTTAGAATCTAGCGCGGCTGCGCCGATTTTATTTTTACTTTCCATTTTCTGTCAAGCCCCTTTACGGAATAAATTAAAAATGGGCTTCCACCAGGGATCTGTCTTGCCACCAATATCGTGCCAGGCCTGCAGATCCTTCCTGGCCTTTTTGTCAGCCCAGGCCTTCTTGAGCCGCTCCGATTGAGCTTGTCGCCGCTCATCTGTCCATGACATCTTGTGTCGCTTTCCCATCTTTTTCCCTTTCTACTGCAATGCGCCAGCAACGATCATTTGCACAAAGCAGATCCTTGTTGGCTGTCATGATCCAGGTTCCCATGTGCAGCTGGTGCATGGCGCCGCAAACAACACATGGCTCTGGTTCTGTTTGTCTTGGTGCTGGCATATGCCCGTTTCGCCTCCTGAGAAAATCAGCATATGCGCTTCCGCGTTTCTTTTTCTTCATAGCCAGCCCAGCTGCGGCACGCCGTTGTAGTTGGCGTTCCACACGAACCACGCATATGCAGTCGTGCCGGTGCCAGCTGGCGCCTCGCCGCCCCTCCAAATTGTCAGGCGCTTAGAGAACACATGGATTCGTGATGGTGGGTAATTATCAAATAGCTCCAGGAACCGCCCCCGCCCCTCTAGGAAGCTCAAGCGCAGCAGCCAGGCATGTTTCTTGACGCCAAGCCCTATGGCATGTTCGATAAACTGCTGAGCGAGCTTATATGGGGGGTTCGTTACCAGGCAGTCAGCCTCACGCTCTGTCGCCATCAGAAAATCATAGCCGGCAGGACAATAGCCATAGTCGTTCAGATCCTGGCTAACGACCTCATAGCAGGCCAGCTCCAGCACCTTGGATATAGCCCCGTCACCAGCTGCCGGCTCCCAGATAACAGGGTCAAACACCTCAACATCCAGCAGGCTCTTGATTGCTGTGTGAGGCGTTGGATACCAGTCATCTTTCTGCCTGGTCATTTAGCCTTTGCCCAAACGCTTGGCGTCCACGGGGACAGCCTTTACAAACCCCAAGCCCTTGTTGTCAGTGTGCTTGTGACGCTTCGCAACCCGGCGCGCGGCTATGTCCATAGCGTGTTCATCGTTCATCGCTCGGATTGTGTAGCTCTTGGCGTATGTCACATGCAGCGTCACAGCGAATGTCTGATAATACTGGTAGCCATGTGGCTTGCGTGATTTCAGCAGCTCGTCTTGCTCTTCATCCTTCATGGGTATTTGTCCCTCTCCATCGCATTTCGGACACAGCTCAGACTGGACGCAGCCCATGCCATCAGGCATGTACACCCAGCCTTTTTTGCAGCGTGTGTAATGATTTTTGAAATCGCAGATACGCATCATGGCCCTGCCCTCAGCTTGACCAGGGGCGCCAGGATCTCATGGACCTCATCAAGTGACCGAGCCATGCCCCAATGCGCCCCAGCATCAAGCAGGGCGTCACGCATGGTCTTTTGATTGTCGTTGAGCCGGCCACTCTTCATGCGTTTTAGCTCAATGAATATCGCCGAGCTGAGGCCAGTCCTGGACTGATCAGCTGGGACAAAAATCTCAAGGTCAGGCCAGCCAAACTTAGTACCCATACGCTTGATCTTTGTTTTGAACGCAACGTGGCGGGTGCCTTCGTTAGGCGAATGATGAAAGACACAGCCCGGCGGCAAAGCGAAAGGCAACCAGCTGGCTACCTGGATTTGCAGCTCATCCTCAGTCACGGCGCATGTAAAAATCATTCGGCATGACCTCTCCATTGGTCAGCAAAATGATCTTATCCATGTTGTCGGCGCGAGGTATCAGCCGGTCCTTGTCACCATGCGGCAAGCACCAACGCCGCACGATCGTGGCGTGTTTTACACCAACCAGACGGGCTAAATCCGTATAGTGCCAGCCCTTCTTAAGCCTATAGTCGTTCAATAGCATGTACACAATCCGCATAAGTAATATTCAGCAGACTGTAATGTACTTGACTTAATCCGTAAAGCAATTTAACTGTACAAGATTATTGACGTTAAACGACAAAGGCACGACAATGGTAACAAATCAAACTAGCGCGGATATCTCGGTGGCACCTAATAACTTACATAAAATGGTGGTCAAGTCTGGCCTCAAAAACCAGATGGTAGCAGAGCTCAAGGGTGTCCAGCCCGGCACTTTGTCACGCCATAAATCCGGCGATATCGCCATCAGCCTGTCTGATGCTGAGGATTATGCCAAAATCCTTAAATGCAAAACAATGGAGATATTTTTTGCCAACCCGCCAATACCTATCCTAGCAGTGGCAAATAAATGGCAAGAGGATTCCACAAAATATTGTAAGGATCACGGGTCGATTATGCTTGGTGGTGATAACGGCAAAAACCCGCCTTTAATTTTGTCACATATGTGGACCACCGGACGATCACAGAAATACGCAAACAAGGCCGTTTATATGCACGACTATTTTGCTGACGATATGATGGCAGTCTACTGGGATTTAAAAGGGCTAGAGGACCACAAAAGCAGCTGGCTGCACGGCATGATCAGCCTGATGCCAAGAAACCCAGTTGTTACCAGCACAGTCGATGCCAGGGCGCTCGGCAAATATTGCTGTGCAATGACCTATAATAATGAATTGCTTTATGGCATCCTTTACCAGTCAGGCCGCAATACCTATTCAATGGAGTCGCATTATTTTGGAAATTACACAAACCTAAAAATTAAATGGGCATCGCCAGGAATCGTAATGATCGAGCAGCCAGAATTTCATGGGGTTGTCTGGGCTGATCTGGAAACAGATACGCTTTTAAAAATAAGTAATGAGGCAAAATAAGAAATAGGGTTTACGTATTACGTAAAGTGATATAGCTTCTCTCGTAACGGAGAGGCTTATCATGTTACTTGAAACACCCGACTGGTCTGCCAGGCATCACTATTTCTGGCACTCAAACCCAAAATCCAAAGATCGCGCAAAAGCGATTTACGAAAAAACCCACGTCAGAATATTGGTTGACTGGGCTTTCCAAATCCTCAAATCACCACAGGCAGACCCGGCTGATCGCGCTAGAGCGCGTGAGATCCTCGACACGCTGTATTTCAATACCGGCTCAGCAAACATGGCTTCCGGCGTTGCAACGCAGCTGGCCACTGACATGGTCCTGGTGCCTGACAAGGAAGGCAAGACCACCTCGGTAGAAGAGGCCAAGCAGGCAGCTATAGATAAGCTAAAGGCCTATAGGCCGATCAGCTGGGACAATGGCACTGATGAGATTAAGAAAAGCAAATATCTAGAAGAGCTGCCGCTAGTCATAGACAATGCCATAGCCGGCCTGCGGGAAGCTATGGCACGGGAGAACCGCATCCTGGGCGAGATTGCCCTGATGGATACGCTGCCCGGTAATGCATTACCTCATAACACTCGCCCTGATTATGTGCGGCGCGGAGACCTCAAGACAAAATGGTCAAAGCCAGCCAAGACAAAATCTGGGTGGAGTAGCGTTTCAGCGCCTAAAAAACTGTCCGGCATGTGGGAGATGAACTCTGTCTACCAGGCTGCCGGTTTCTGGGCTCTGAATGGTCGCCAGCCACCCTTTATCTTGTATGCCAGCACAACTGACTATGTGCTGTTCACGCCGGATAACGCGCCTGAGCTGCGTGACGATTTCCTCGCTGATGTCGTCCAAGACATTCAGCACTATCACAAAACAACCGAAAACATCCTCAGGGCAGCCAGCACTAAGGACGAGCTGTTGGGCATGGTCTCACCAGACTGGTCCCTGCTGTGCTGGAACGAATCGCCGGCATATCTGGATGAAGCCAAAAGGACATGGGGGTTGATATGACAATGTGGGAATGGATACGCGAGATTTTCGCAACAATACTTTTCGTACTAATGATGGGAATGGTGTGCGCCATGCTCGTCTTAGTTTTCCCTGATCCAACACTATGGAAGTGAAAATGATGCAAGCAGATCTTTTAGACTGGCCCGGTGACCCTGGCCCTAACGTGCATAAAAACGCCAAAGATACTGAGCGGCAGGCCGCTGAGTTTATAGCAGTCAAAGTAACGGGACTACGGCTATCAGCCCTGCAAAGCCTCGCCGCAGCCCCGTCTGGCCTAAGCAGTACCCAGGTTGTTCGCAGTGTGAGGGCGTATGAATATAGCGTCAAGCCGAGGATCACCGAGCTATGCCGCATGGGCCTCGCTGTCGATAGCGGCAGGCGCGCCACCAATTATCGTGGCCGGCAAGAGATTGTGTGGGAGATCACCCCAGCTGGACGCGAGCTACTGGAGGGCATCTATGACAAATAGGGAGATCATTCCTGATGCGGAAAATTCCTGAGAAACTGGTCGCTTTGTTCAAGGATATGGGCATCACCTCGGACGAGGCTGTGTGGTACTTGCCGCAAAACAATACGCCTGTGGTGAATCACAAATCCTTGGAGCGTGTTGCAGCTCACCTCAATATCACCTTTGATGAGCCATCGGTTATCGAAAGTGACGCGCAGACAAAAACTGTCGTCATGCTGGTGACTGGCCGGCTCGGCGAAAAGGTCGAATGGTCGATTGGCGAGGCGGCTCCGTACAACAATAAAAACGGCTACCCCTACGCTATGGCAGAGAAGCGCGCAAAAGACCGCGTGATCCTCAAGCTCATTGAGGTGTCTGGTGATGTTTACTCAAACGAGGAAGCCGAGGATTTCAAAATTGAGCAGGCCCGTCTGGCACGTGAAGCGTCAGACAAGGACAATATATCGGGCGCACCTAAAAAAGAAACAGCAACGCCGCCGCCATCTGACGAGATCCCGTTTGATCATGAGGATATGTGGGCGCAATGGGTGACAAAGCAAAAAGGCTTGATAGATGAGGCCGATAGCATTGGTGCCTGCACAGGCTGGGCAAATCGCACCCGTAAAAAACGTGGTGATCTACATGAATTTAGCCGCGAGCTCACTGCTGAGCTTAGAGATTACTACTCAGCCAAATATGACAAACTAAACAATGGAGAGAGATGATGGCTCATTTTTCAAACAATAGTATCAAGCTGCGGCAGAACATGATCGCCGAGGATGCAGCTGGTCAAAAGGTCGAATACCGGGCGTCTATGTTTATTCAATTTAAAACAAATTGGGATGACGATGCCGGCAGATATGAGCGAATGACAGATTCGCAACAAAAGATCTGTGATGACTTTCATGCACAAATGGCCGAGGCCGGCGTTGAGATTGGCTTTGTGTTCCAGAAACAAATGCCTGGTGAAACAGAGCTCAAGAATCTGCCAAAGATTATGACCGGCAAAGTCTACGTAAATAAGCGCAAAGAACAGCAGCAAGAACAGCGGCAAGAGGTAGGCGGTAATGGATGGTAAATATTTATATACCGTTGCTGAGGCCAGCCGTGTGCTCTGGGGTGACGACCACAAAGCGGCTCAGCAAAGGACGCGCCGCCTGGTCAAGGCAATGGATTTGCCTGTCGTGCATATTGGGCGCAGCTGGTATCTAAAACGTGACACGCTGCAGTCCGAGTTTGGCCCGGCAATGTTTGATGACGATTAATTTTTAGATTGGCGCGTGTAGTTTCTGTATCAGCGACAGCGCGCCATAGGGGGAGCAAGTTTGCCCGGCCAGTACATAAAATGGCCTACTTTTGCTCCCCCGCTCATTAGTCTGTCCAGCTTTGCACTCTATTTGGTTTTCCTCTGTCGCACTCAGGCAGCCAGTGCCTAGACGGTTGGCCGACAAACTCTTTTCTGCGCGGTAAATAGCGTTTGTTAGAAACCTCAAAAGTTCTGGTATCGTTGTCGTCTGTGAGCTCTTGGCGCATCCACTCTTCTACTGCAGGCAGCTGCTCTTCTGTCATGGTAGGACAGCGAACATCCAGCCATTCTGGAAAGTCTGCCAAGCTGCGCCCATTCCAGCCAGATATTCTGGAATTGGCGTTCATGTAATACTGCCAGTTGCCGCGCCGCACCCTTACGCGGATCTCATGGTTGCCAAACTGCCACCTGGTTTCGTGCGCGCCGAGGGTTTTGATATCCCCCCCAACACGGTACTTTTCTATGAGGCGCGTTTCCATTAGGAAGGCCCCCACATCTTATCAGCGATCTCTTGGTCACGGGCTTCATCTTCAAGCCAATGCCCATAAATTTCTGTGGTTGTCTTGATGCTCTCATGGCCCATCAGGTTGGTGACAGTCCACCAGTCACCAGGGAATTTCTGCAAGAGCTTAGAGGCGTAGTAGTGGCGCAGATCGTGCCACCTGATGCGCGCAACGCCAGCTGCATCGCAGGCAGCGTGTATGGCCGGCAGGAACCTACTGTCTGATAGCACATGCCCTGTGCGTGACGGGAACACCAGGCCTTTCATAGGCCGGCCCTCGGCCATCCACAGCTCTTTCATTTTCTTGGCTACGTCTGGCTTCAGTGGAACCTTACGCTTACCAGCCGGCGTCTTTGTATCGCCAACGCCAGCCCGGTGCTCGACTGCTTTGTTGACATCAACCTTTTTAAAGTCATGGTCAACAAGGTCAGCCCACAAGAGAGCGCGCTGCTCGCCCTGGCGCAATCCAGTAGTCGCTGCAAACTCAGCGCGCAGCTGCCATGCAGGCGTCATATGCGCGATGACATTGTCAATCATGCTTTCGTTAGGTTTGACTGCCAAGCCTTTACCGGCGCCCTTAGCGCCCTTGGCCTTGACGCCGAGAGCCGGGTTGCTGTTACGACAACCAGAATCAATCGCGTGATCAAACATCAGGCGTACATTGCCCATGATGTTTTTGACTGTCTTGATTGTGCGGTTTTTCTTCAGCTGGTTCATCAGCTGCAACTTGATCTGGCCGGCGGTAAGGTCACGCACCTTGTAGCTAGTGAGCTTGTGGTTATCTAGCGTTAGCTTAACAAAGCATCTAGCGTGGCGTTTTTTCTCCAGCATGTTAGAGCGCTTGATCTCGCCATCGTCAAACTCTTGTTGTACGTGAGCAAGGTAGCTGTCGCACAGCTGCTTAAAGGTCCAGTCCCAGGCCTGTGAGCTGGCCGGGTTGATCTCGGCTGCAACGTGCTTAGCATAGGCCTTGGCCTCGGCCTTGGTTTTGAAAAATTCCTGCTTGCCATTGTTTACCAGAGAGCGAGTGTCAACGCACCAAGAGGCTTTGCCTTCCTTAGCACGTGAGGAATATTGGCTTACATCTATTTCCATGATTGTATCCCTTTCTTGATCTTACACAACATATATATTGACGTTTAACGTAAAGATCAAGACCGGGAAAGGGACAAATCCCGCACCCACTTAACATTTCTTGTGACCCATTTGTGACCCAAACGCAAAAAAACCATTGCTTTCGTAATGAAAACAATGGCTTGCGTGGCGGGAGTGACGGGACTCGAACCTGTCAAAACATTGATGCATTACAAGTCCATATGTGCCACATGAAGCCACATAAAGCAATACGTAATGTTTCAGTTACGCCCAGTTACGTTCAGTTACGTCAGGCACGTGACCCAGCTGTGACCCGGGTCACAAAAAGTTTGTGACCCGGCTAGGCTTTTTTCTTCTTTTTCTTTGGAAAGCCTGCCTTCATGTTTGCGTAGGCAGCTTTGCTAATTGTGCTTTTGGATTTAGAACGACTGGTGCCGGCGGCGCGGCGCCGATTGATGTTGGCATATAGACCAGGTTTCATGGCTAACAATCCCACTTTCTCAGAGCTTTGTTGATACGGCTGTTTGGATCGCGCGCTGTCTTTGCAGATGTCAGCTTTGCTTTCATGCCAGACATACGCGCGCAAAAACTCTTACGCCTGGCAGCTGATTTCGGTGATTTCTTTGCCTGCTTTGCACTTACAGGAGCCTGCAAATTCATGCCCTGCCGGCGAGCTGATCTTCTGCCTGCCTCGTTGAGGCCACCTGATTCACTTTGCCCAGCTGATCTCTGCCATGCAGGCGTCTTAGCCACGCCTGATGGACCCGGTCATAGCGGCCTTTTTAGAGCCCTTGGGGCCGGCAACCTTTGTCATGGTGCCATATACATAGGCATCACGCTTCTTGCCCTTCAGCCCCTTCTTAGCGGCCTGGGCCATGAGGCTTTTCTCTAGTCTCTCAGGCATTGATCAAACCTTTCCTATATCCATTTTTTCTGTCGTATGTGAGCAGCTCTTTGCGTGGATCTGGCGCCCAGCTGCAGTGAATCCAGCCAGTGTTGCCACCGCGATAGCACTCTAGAATTAGTTGATCAAAATCCAGGTTGTCGCGTATCCACTCACTCAAAGCATAGTTATCAGTGCCGGGAATCTCAAAATCAGCTGCAGCACATTTACCATCTGTACAGCAATGCTGTGAGGTGATTTTTGAGCCGATCGCAACACACAACTCCGGGCTTCGGAATCCTGACGATACCATAAAGGGTCCGAACTTATCTCTGATGGGCTGCAATATGTGCTCACACAGCAGCTCAAGTGCTTCTATCTCATCTGTGTTGGGCAGATTTGGTATGCCCTTTCTCTCAGCTGTCTGACTTTTGCAAAGCTCGTCCAGAGTAAAATTAGCCGATAGCTTCATTACTTTTTCCTGTTAGCAAGTGCGCCGAGCCCTGCCTTACCTATGCGGTAGCCAAAGCTCGCGCTGATTGAAATGTAAAGGCAATTTGCGAACCAGGGTGGCGTATGTTGATCGAGGAAGATAAACCCGTTTTTAACGTACTCTTGGGTCCAGGGCAGAAAACAGGCGATTAGAATCGAGCCAAAAATTATGACCCAAAATTCATCCTTCCAGCTGCTCTCCATCTGGCGCGTCAGCTGCTGCTCCATAAGCATTGTACTGGTGGCCTCAGTCTCATAGACCTTGGCCTCTGCTTTTTTCATCGCGACCTTAGCCTCAGTCTCAGCCGCTTTGGTTGCCGCCTTTGACTTCAGCCAGCCGCCAGCCAACTCGGCTATTGGACCAATCAATGCTTGGATCATTTCCTACTCATCCACGCTGTTGTTCCCATATACGCCCCGACAATGCCGGCGCCGGAAATATAGAAAAGGTTTGAAATCTCGCTGAGCGCATCAATACGCTCGACACTCACCCAAGGGGTAAACATCATTGCCGTGAAGGCGCCCATGCCGATCAGCGTGAACCTTGCCATGCGGAGCTGTGCCAAGCTCTTACGCAGCTCACGCTCTGTTTGTTTCATCGCCTTGGCGTGTTCCAGCTCCTCATCTGTAACGACCCCGTCACCATCCAAATCGTATTGTTCAAAATCGCTTTGCGGCTGCAACTTTTTCTGTGTCATCGTTGACTCTCCCGAATTGCCTTGAGAGTGTCCCTCATGCTCGGCGGCTTGGGCGCGTCAGGTACAAAGTCACAAAGATACTCACGCGGAAACCACTCGCTCATTCCAAAGCTCATTGATTCTTGTGTGTTCCATGCGCCCCTATAAACGCACCATCGTTTCCCCTGGAAAACCTCGCAGCCCACCAGCCGGCAGATCACATGATCTGGCTGTGCCTTGGCAGCTTGGCCTTTAAGAAACAACACAAACAGAGTGAGTAACGCGGCAGCTACTACTGCCATCATTATCCAAGCCACAATCTCAACAAACTTTCTGCGCCGCTGTCTTTGCTTGTAAAGGGTATCTTGCCTTCGTTTGCGTATCTGGCCTTCCATACGAACAAGCTCATCCCATTTGGATTTGCCGTACATCATGCCAATCATGTTTTTGAGATCGGTTCGTTGCTGCCTACTCTTTTCAGCAGCAGCAAATGCTTCCATTGCTTCTTGTTCTACGCTTTGACCAGAAAATAACTTTTTAAAAATAGGAGGGTTCTTGGCTTCTTTCTCCAGCATATCCAGATCACTAAGCGCACCCATCCATCTTCCGATATCTGAGGCCATAGACTCAATGTCTTTGCCAATGGCTACGCCTTTTTTGACCGCTGAGAAGGCTGCTGATGCTGCCGCCATTGCTGATACTGGGTCCATCAGTAAAGCCTCTGATCAGTGTTGTCTGGGATTTCTAGGGGCAGGCAATAGGCAGTGATCTTGTCAGTGCCGGCTCGGTAGAACTCATAGTTGCCATAGGTTTTGACAATACGGGACGCATACCACTGGCAGTCTACCAGGCTGCGAAAGAGCATTTTGTCGTGGATTAGTTTTTTGTCTTCGCCCAGCCCCATGTAAACGGTCAAGACGAAAACAGTGAGCATGGTTCACCTATGAGCTGAGGCGCTCCAGTCTGTCCTCTAGGCGTTGTAGACTATCAGTTATTCTTTGCAAATCGTTACGCAACTCGCCACGCGACACAAAGTCCTCGCGTGTCCTGTTTATCAAGATATCCAGCCGCTTGACCTCACGCGCTTGTGATCCGAGGAACCAGCCGCCAGCCATGACCAGAACGCCAATCAAACCGTCTATTATGTGAACTAAATCCATCTTTAATTAAAGTTCTTGTGCATCTACCATTTTCTGATATGCAGTCTTTACAGCATCAGTCCACACGGCATTGCAGATAGCTTGTACTTCTGCTGTTTCACCGCTGATGTCTGTGTCGGACCAACCGCTATCTGTTTTTACACTAGGTGACACTTGGTGCCGATGAAAACTACGATTAATTTCCATACCATCTTTTTTAATCACAGTTGCGGTGCGAACTTGTACGATTTTATGGTCGCCAACTACTTCAATCTTGTCTTCTACTGTTTCTTCTGTTAGTGCCATATCAGTCTCCTATGCTGTTCTGTAAGTGCCACTTGCTATTATTCTTGCGCTATTTCCGAATATTCCAAGCCCGTTGGTAATGTTTGTCCCTGCGCTTGTCAGGCCGACGGCCATGAAACCACTTGACCCAACAGATTGAAACTGTACAAACACGGGACTGACAGCCAAAGTGCTAAAGAAACTAACTGCCAGTGCGTCGTTATTTACTGAATTGAAAGGATGTCCAGAAACAAGAGTTGTATTACTGTTGTTTACTTGGTTGATTGCAATATCAAAATAAATGTGTACCAAATCACCAATTTTTACATATTTTCCTATCTGTTGTGTGCCATAAGTAGCAGGAGTTCCAGAACTTGTTGTTAACACTGGAGTCCAAGTGCCTTCTTCATAGTCGTCAAGAAGTTCACTGGTCGCGCCACTAGCATCACCGGTTGCAGCAAAACTAATGCCATGACCACTTGTGCCAATCACAAGGTCGCCGTCGCTAACAGTCACATCTTTATTTGTTCCAAGAACAAGCACATTAGCAGGAGAACCAGCGGACGCAGAAGTAGCAAGTGTAATTGGTTCAACTGCAAGCGTTCTAATCTTCATACCGCCAGCATCAGACATCTGAATGTCACCACCTGTGTTGGCTGTGCCATTTGCTTGAAAAAGAATTTGTGTTCCGTGAGATGAGTTAGCGTTATCTAGAAGGAGTGTTCCAAAATCTCCACCAACCACAGATAATTTGTTTGCTGGGACGTTAGTCCCAATGCCGACTTTATCATTACCCGCATCCACAACCAGCATGTTAGCGTTGCCGTTGGACTCAACACGGAAGTCTAGGTCTACACTATCCTCATTAAACACAGTTTCGGCAGCAAGACACTCTATTCTGCTACGATTCGTGCCATCTTTATTCATTGTTATTTCCAGCCCCATATCTTCACTGCCATCAGTAGCATCTAAGATTTTTGACTGGATTAAACCGTAAGTGTGTACGTCTCCTGCTGAATTATCATTACGGAATCTAAGTAAACCTACAATATCATTGGCCGCAGGGCTGCTGCTGTCTCTTATTAAATCTATAAAAGGACCACCACTTGCATCTGCGTCCGTAGATTTTATAGTAAGCTGTGCAGTGTTATCGGCAGTAGTGATTGTTGCGCCAGCAGATGATGTTATTGCGCCGTCGACTTGCAATGTGGACGCCATATCAACAGCACCATCAATGTCTACGACATCTAGGTTTGTGGTGCCGTCCACGTCAATGTCTCCGCTAATATCCAGTGAGCCGAATGTTCCAACGCCTGTCGTGGTGATATTGCTAGAACCGTTGTCTATCGCGCCAAAGCCGCTTGTGATGCTGCCAGAATTTAGTGCGCCTGTTGTAACAAGGTTAGGCATGGCGGTGATTTCATCATCAAAGTAGGCAGCCAGGTCTGTGACTGCCACTTGCTTCATGGTGCCAGCATCGTTGAATACGACACGGTCAGCGTCTGCCACAGTGGTGGATGACGCAGAGGTGTCGCCATCCATGATGTTCAGCTCTGCCGTGGTGGCAGTCGTAACCAAAGTAGCTTCCTGCCACGCTGAACCGTTGTACACCTTTAAGACATTGCTTGATGTATTAAAGTACAAGTCACCAGCGGTAAGGGCATCACCATCGTTGTCGGTGCTTGGATCACTAGACTTTGCCCCTAAGTAATTATCATCGAAAGCATCCAGCGAGGCTGCCGCAGAGGTGGCTGATGCGGCGGCGGCAGTAGCAGATGACGCCGCTGCCGTGGCAGATGATGCCGCATTTGATGCCTGGGTTGAAGATGTTGATGCGCTGGTCGAGGCATTGGATGCCTGGGTTGATGCCGTTGAGGCACTGGATGCGGCTGCAGTAGCGCTTGACGCCGCAGCTGACGCGCTTGTGGTCGCAGACGCAGCATCAACAATCAGGTCGTATTTAGCGCTGTTGGCGTTAGTTGTCAGGGGCTGTGAGCCAGAGCTTGTGTGTGCCTCATTTACAAAAAAGATATTGCCAGTGCTAGTGTCTTTGACCAGGTCGCGCACAGCATAGCTTGTCGATGCTGCCCAATCCCCTCTGTTCGTGCCGAGCTCCTGGGTGACAGATAGATTCCCAGATGCATCAAACGCAAAGACCTTGTTGGCCCGGTCTGTGGCTGACACTGTAAACTCAGAGTTTGTAATGGTGTTTGTCACAGATGCTTTGATAGATCTGTCCAGCTCTTCCTGCATCTGCTGGGTGACAAAGGTTAGCCGGTCAAGCGCATCCTCATGGCTCTGCGCCGGGAACGGGTCATTCTCAACGTAGTCGGTGCCTTGTGTCAGCGTAAGCTCACC